AATGCCACATTAACAATTACAACTCAAACTAGTTCAACTTCAAACACAACAGGTGGTGTTGTAATTAAAAATGGACTTGGTGTTAAAGGTAATGTGGCAACAGATGGTGTCGTATTTGCTGATGGTACAAGACAAACAACTGCTGGCGCTTCTTTAGGTGATGCATTAGCTCTTGCAATCGCATTAGGATAAAAAATGGCAAAACCAACAACAAGACAACAATTTAAAGATTACTGTCTAAGAAGATTAGGTCATCCTGTTATTCAAATTAACATAGATGATGACCAACTTGAAGACCGTGTAGATGACGCACTTCAATTTTTTGAAGATTACCATTTTGATGGTTGCGAAAAAATCTACATGAAACATCAATTCACACAAGAAGATATTGATAGACGATGGATTTATTGCCCTGACCCTGTAATTTTTGTTACAGGTGTCCAAGGGTTTGATGATTCAACATCTTCAATCAATATGTTCGACTTGCGTTACCAATTGCGTTTGCATGACCTTTATGACTTCACATCGGTATCTTATGTGTCATATGAAATCACAATGCAACACCTCCGTACATTAGAATTGTTATTCTCTGGTACGCCACAATTTAGATTTAATCGTAAACAAAATAAAATCTTCCTTGATATCAATTGGGATAGTGATGCACAAGTAGGTAAGTATGTTATCATTCAATGCTATCGTGCGATGCGTCCAGACACAATTACATTATCAGGCACATTAACTGGTAATACAAGCTCTAACAATATGACTGGAACTTCAAGTAAATTTGACCAAGAAATACTTGAAAATGATTTTATCACCTTGTCTGATGGACAAGAGGTTCAAGTTCGTAAAATTAATTCTCCAACAAGTATTACACTTGCCAAACCATTGTCTGCTAACATATCTGCCGTTACAATGACCAAAGCAGGAGTTTCAGATGTTTGGGACGATAAGTTCTTAAAGAGATATGGTACTGCATTAATTAAATACCAATGGGGTTCTAATCTTTCTAAGTTTGCAGGTATTCAAATGCCTGGTGGTGTAACATTGGATGGTCCAAGAATCATGCAAGAAGCACAAGCTGAAATTGATAAACTAGAAGAAGAAATGTATAACATGACTAGTATGCCTAGTGAAATCTTTACTGGTTAAAAATGCCAACAAATTTTTACTTCAATAACTTTCCTGCGGAACAAATCACCAGTGAACAACTACTGGTGGAAGACCTTGTTATTGAAGCAATGCAAATTCATGGTATGGATTTGTATTACATGCCTAGAGAGAGCCGTGATTCTGTAGACATGTTATATGGTGAAGATACACTAAAGACATATACGAAAGCCTATCCAATTGAAATGTACCTTGAGAATGTAACAGGTATGGATGGCGAAGGTGATTTTATTACCAAATTTGGTTTAGAGATTAGAGATGAACTCACTCTATTAGTTTCTCGCCGTAGATTTAAATATGTAACTGGTGCATCAAATCTTTTCAGACCTAAAGAAGGTGATTTGATTTATATGCCATTGGTTCAAAACTTTTTTGAAATTACATTCGTAGAACATGAAAATGACCAAGCAATGTTTTATACATTGGGTCGTGGTCGTGGAAACAATGTGTATGTTTATGCACTAAAATGCAAACAGTTTGTATTTTCAGAAGAAGTTATTCATACTGGCATTGAAGAAATTGATGAACAAATCCGTGATGCGTACAAGAGAACACAAATCACAATGGCATCAGGTGGTTCAGGTACATATGTACAAGATGAAACTGTTTACCAAGGAACAGATTTGGCAAACGCCACATTCCAAGCAACAGTTTATTCTTGGACACCTTCAAACAGACAGTTAGATGTTGTTCTTACAATAGGAACATATGCGAACAATGCAAACACAATTGGTGTCACAAGTGGTGCATATTGGACTACATATGGTGCAGCAGACAATGCGTTCCATGAAAATGATGCGTTTGAAGATATTATTGATAACTCCAGAATTCAATCAGAAGCAAATTCTATTATTGATTTCTCAGAACATAACCCATTTGGTGAAGTATAATGTTAGGTAATGAACCGTTTTACAACAGAACAATCAGAAAAATTGTAGTCGCATTTGGCACAGTTTTTAATGATATTGAATTGGTGAGATATACCAAAGATGGGTTACACGCAAAGGAAAGAATTAGAGTTCCTTTGAATTGGGGTGCAAAAGAAAAGTATATTACAAGATTAAATAGTGACCCAACTTTAACCAAATCAATTGCTATAAGTCTTCCTAGAATTTCATTTGATTTGACAGGAATGAGTTATGATTCAAGCAGAAAATTACCATCAACAATGCGTAATTTTGCGGCTAATAACTCAACTACAGTTAAAGCACAATATGTTCCTGTGCCTTACAATTTTGATTTCTCAATGTCAATCTATGTAAGAAACACAGAAGATGGCACACAAATATTAGAACAGATTCTACCATTCTTTACACCAGACTTTAGTGTGACTGTAGATTTTATTCCTGATATGGATCCAAAATATGATATGCCTATCATATTAAATTCAGTTTCAAATGAAGTTGACTATGAGGGTGACATGATGAACACCCGATTAATTATTTGGAACTTAGAGTTTACTGCAAAAGGACATATCTGGCCTCCAGTTAAAACTGGTAAAGTTATTCGTAGTGCAAATACAAATCTATTTGTACAACCAAACAGTACACTTGAACAACAAGTTTACCTTGACTTTGCAAATGGCGTTGGTCATTTCTCCGACTCTGAAACGATTAGAGTTGATGGTAAAGATGTTCACGGTACAGTTACATATTTCAGCAATGCAAACAATGGCATATTAGTTGTTGATTCACTCAACGATTACTTAGAAGTTGGTGATGTTGTGCGTGGTGATTTTAGTGGTGCAACATACACAATTAAAACTGCTGATAAGACACCATTATTACTGACTGCAATTAATACTAAACCAAATCCATTATCTGCAATGCCTGATGATGAATTTGGATTTTCTGAAACAATAACTGATGGACCTGCTTCGTAATGAATAAATTGAATCAAACACTATCAGAGGTTCTTGATGTTGAACCTATTGAGTATCAAACAACAGAAATTGTTGAAGTTAAAACACCTGTTGAAGATGATGCCGAATTTGCACGAACAAATATTCGTGACCTAATTCAAAAAGGTAATAGTGCGGTTGACAATTTACTTTTAGTTGCCAACGCATCAGAACATCCAAGAGCATATGAAGTTGCCGCAGGACTGATTAAAAACTTGGCAGATTTAAATAAAGATTTATTGGAAATTCAAAAACGAAAAAGAGATTTGGATCCAACACAATCAAAAAACAATTCTACCACTAACATAGATAAAGCTGTGTTTGTTGGCTCAACAACTGAACTCGTTAAGTTTTTAAAGAACAATAAATAGGATTAATATGGAACAACTAATACAACAACTTAAAGTAATTTTAGGTACAAACTTTGCTTTGTATCTAAAGTCACACAACTATCATTGGAACATTGAAGGTTCTAATTTTCCACAATATCATTCTTTCCTTGATGGGTTCTATAATGAAGTGTGGGAACAAACAGATGCGATTGCCGAAAAACTCCGTCAACTAGATGTTTACACACCTGGTTCTATGGAAAGATTTTTAGAATTGGCAGACATTGAAGAAGCAGTTGATTCTATTCCATCTGCAATAATTATGATGCAAAATTTAAAATCAGATAATGACCGTTATATTGTCCATCTTCGTGCCGGTATTGCCGCAGCTGACCAAGCAAACGAACCTGCTATTGGTAACTTTCTACAAGACCTTCTTGGTGCTCACCAGAAGAAAGCATGGATGTTAAGAAGTATCGTTAAGTAAATATGGATGCAGGTGGATACCTCGGTAATGCAAACTTAAAACGAATTGGTGTAGAGTTATCTTACACCGAAGAACAAGTTGCCGAAATTATAAAATGTACAGAAGACCCGGTCTACTTTATCAAAACTTATGTTAAGATTGTAAACGTAGATAGAGGTCTCATACCTTTTGAAATGTGGCCGTTTCAGGAAGAAATGGTCAAAACATTTCACAAAAATCGTTTCTGTATTGCAAAGATGCCACGACAGGTTGGTAAAACAACTACGACTGTCGGTTTTATGCTTTGGTCTGTTTTGTTCCAAGATGATTACAGTATTGCCATTCTTGCTAACAAAGGTTCTCTTGCTCGTGAAATCTTAGGTCGTATCCAATACGCATATGAATATTTGCCTTTATGGTTGCAACAAGGTATCATTGTTTGGAACAAAGGTAATATTGAGTTAGAAAACAAATCAAAGATAAGTGCCTTTGCAACATCAGCATCTGGTGTTCGTGGTGGTTCTTATAACTTAATATTCTTAGATGAATTTGCTTTCGTTCCAAAGAACATGGCAGATGAATTCTTCACATCAACATACCCTGTTATTTCTTCTGGTAAAACTACCAAAGTTATTATTGTTTCAACACCATACGGATTGAATCATTTCTACAAAATGTGGGTCGATGCGTCAGAAGGTCGTTCTACTTACAAACCATTGGAGGTCCATTGGTCACAAGTACCAGGTCGTGATGCGGCTTGGAAAGATGAAACAATACGAAACACTTCTGAAGAACAGTTCAGACAAGAGTTTGAAACTGAATTCATTGGCTCATCGGCAACTCTTATATCAGGTGCTAAACTGCGTAGTTTGGCGTTCCGTAATCCATTATCCTCAATTGAAGGTTTTGATATATATGAGGAACCTATTAAAGACCACCTGTATATTGCCACAGTAGACTGTGCGGAAGGTGTTGAACAAGACTACTCCACGATTAATGTGTTAGATGTGTCTCAAACACCATATAGACAAGTCGCTAAATATAGGAATAATAAACTACCTTTATTGTTTTTTCCAACAGTCATTTATTCGATTGCTAAGAAATACAATGAAGCATATGCTTTGATTGAAACAAACAATATTGGCCAACAAGTGGTTGATATTTTACACTATGATTTAGAATACGAAAACATTTATAAACTAGAACACC